TGCATCACTCAACTCGCTCAAAGCCTTAAATCTTTCCGAGTGCTTAAACTGGGCTCTCCAAGCATTTAACGCTAAAACTGCAAAGCACGCGGCGATCACTGTAGCAATATAGCTGGCGCATTCTAGAACCGACTTAAAAGATGCGTAACCGAACCCATTGAACTTTGTATTTATGACTATTGGCGACCAAAGGACTCCTGCAATAAATATCAGAACGCATCCAATCCACACCGAGACATCCGCTTTCAAATGACCTCCTTAGACAAAAGCTACAAACCGTAGAGGATACCGCATGTCCGCACAACAGAAGAAACACCCGTTCGACTTCAAAACCCAATACGGACTCGGCTTCAACCCTCAGGACGATGAGATCGTTGTCGACTTCTTCTGTGGTGGTGGCGGCGCCGGTACCGGCCTGGAGATTGGCCTGGGCCGCGCGGTGAACGTCGCGAAGAACCACAGCCCACAGGCCATCAGCATGCACACCGTCAACCACCCGGGCGCCCAGCACTTCACCACCGACGTGTTCGAAGGTGACCCGGACGCCGAGTGTGGCGGTAAGGCCGTAGGCTGGTTCCACATGTCGCCGGACTGCACGCACCACAGCCAGGCGGCCGGCGGCCAGCCGCGCAAGCGCGAGATCCGCAACCTGTCGTGGATCGGCCTCAAGTGGGCAGGCATGAAGCGGCCCCGGGTGATCAGCCTGGAGAACGTGAAGCAGATCCTCCAGTGGGGCCGACTGATCGCCAAGCGCGACAAGGCCACCGGCCGCGTAGTGAAACTCGACAGCGAAGTTGCCGCACCTGGTGAGGTTGTGCCGGTGGGCCAGCAGTTCCTGATCCCCGACCCGAAGCAGCGCGGCAGTACCTGGCGCCGCTTCGTTGCCCTGCTGGAAGGCATGGGCTACGTCGTCGAATGGAAAGTAATTAGGGCCTGCGACTTCGGCGCGCCAACCAGCCGGGAACGCCTGTTCATGATCGCCCGGTGCGACGGCCAGCCCATCGTGTGGCCGGAGCCAACCCACGCCAAGAACCCCACCAAGGGCCAGCAGAAGTGGAAAACCGCTGCTGACTGCATCGACTTCACCGACCTGGGCAAAAGCATCTTCGGCCGCAAGAAAGACCTGGCACCGGCCACTCTGCGCCGCGTAGCCAAGGGCATGAAGAAGTTCGTTATCGACAGCGCTGCCCCGTTCATTGTGCCGATCGCCAACTGGTCAGGGCTGACAGTGCAGTCGGCCGATGAGCCGCTGCGCACCATCACCTCCTACCCGAAGGGCGGCGCCTTCTCGGTGGTCAGCCCGGTGATCGCACCAGCAACCCACCAGGGCAGCGACCGCATTAATGACCCGCTTGAGCCGCTGCCGACGGTGACCTGTGCAAACCGTGGCGAGCTGACACTGATCAGCCCTGTGATGGTCGGCGCCGGCGGCCCGGTCTATGCCGGGCACCCGGTAGCAGTGGATAAACCTGTAGGCACGCTCATGACGCGCAGCCACCGCGCGATCGCAGCAGCGCACCTAGTGAAGTTTCGATTCAACGACGCGGGCAAGGCGCTGGACGAACCACTGCCGACCATAACCAGCGGCGGTAACTATCAGCGCCCGGCCGGCGCAGCACACGCCATGGGCATATCAACGGTGTTCATGGCCCAAATGAATGGCGGCTTCAACACCACCGACGCCAAGAGCATCGAAGACCCGATGACCACGGTGACCAACACCGGCAGCCAGCAGCAGCTGGCGGTGGCGAACCTGGTGCACCTGCGTGGCAACTGCGATGCACGCGACTTGAACGAGCCGCTGCACACCGTCAGTGCCGGCGGCCAACACCACGGGCTGGTCAGTGCATTCATGGAGCGGGCATTCGGCGGGAGCGTCGGCCAGGGCCTGGAAGACCCGGCGCCGACCATCACGGCAGGAGGCGGTGGCAAGAGCTCGCTGGTGTCGCTCACCTTGTCGCCTGAACATGAAGCCGGTGCCCTGCGGGTCGCTGCGTTCCTGATCAGCTACTACGGCACCGAGAACACTAGCGCTTGTGACTCACCAGCACCGACCATCACCACCAAGGATCGCCTCGCAATGGTCACCGTAATGGTGAAAGGCACGCCATACGTGATAGTCGACATCTGCTTGCGGATGCTGAAACCCACGGAGCTGTACAAGGCTCAGGGCTTCCCGGCCGACTACATCATCAGCCACGGCGCCGACGGCAAGCCGTTCACCAAGACCCA